GTTTATAATATGCAAAATCAAAATCGATTCCGTTTTTCCAGCCCATTTCTCTTAATTCTTCTATTATAGATAATAGCTTGTGTATATCAATATCGTTAAGTTTTAACTCAACCATATCATCCCCAAGTCAACTCAAATACTATAGCATCACGTTGATCTTTAAAATAGAAGTCCATGCCGTTGTCACTAGGATGTGTGGTAAATTTCTCGTCAGGCAATCCATATTGTTCTATTGCCCATGTGCAGGCTTCCACCCAATTTTGGTTGACCCATGGTAAACAAATCTTAGTACCCGCCTGCATTCAATAACTCCTTGACTTGTTTAACATTCTCTGGTTCACGATTAAACTTAATCTTCCATAACTCTGGATTGATATAATCAATAACCATTTTTACTTGTGATTCATTCAAGTTATCTAAGAATTTTACACCACTATCACTTTGATAGAACATCCAGGGACTAATCTTACCATTAGTAATGCTGTGGCATATCTTGTTAGGATTACCATAACGTAAGTAATCTCTAGGTAAAATTCCCTCAACTTCAGCTAAATCTATAGTAGTTTGTACACTACGTGCAATTGCATCCAATGGATCTTCAACACGCAAATATTCAATTAAGTATTTTGTATAGTTAGAGTCAGTAGTCCAAGTATCAATACGTATTTGATTTTTTAATAACCAATCAACATACCTGCTAATGTTAATAGCATTGATATCTGCGCAATGACTTCCAAACTTTACAAAAGCAGTATAATAGGCACTACGAATAAACTCATCGTATGTTTTATTCTTTTTGCTTGACGTATTCTTTTTATAAAATTGTAACCAAGATTGAAACCCGATACGATTACCTTGTAAGTCTTTGTTCAAGTAACGTTGTTTGTTTTCACATAGGTGTTTAGCCATAGTAGATTCACGCTGGAATTCTCTATTGCAAAACTCACAACCATACTTGATTGTAGTATTAATTGCCTCTGTCTTTTTCGTATTGAGTGATATCTTCATCTGTTACTGTCTGACTTAATACTTCAATGTCTGCTATTTTTAAATGTGGATATATTTCTGCAAGATGCATTTTCTTTTTTTGCTCTTGCACAAACTGTTTTGAATACTCTGTTATATCTTCAATGTTTGCTTTAGGGTATATCTTTGTAAAATATTCTTTTGTATCTTTTAATACTGCGGGTTCTTTTAATAAACTTACACGTTCTTTAATCTGCGGCAACCACTGATGAAACTGTTTACCTAATCCGGGACTTGCCGCACACAACATATACCATTGCAATTTAGGATGCTTACCTACACTCTCATTGAAGAAATATTTGTTAGCGTTATATTCGGTGCTCATTACATAGTAACCCGCAACATCACCTGAACCTTTAACATAGCTTAACCATTTGATTAACATGAAGGGGACAAACTTACGTTGTTGTTCAGGTGTAAGTCTATCATAGTAACCATAGTCTTTCTTGTCTAATGCCGCAATAGCTTCAAACAAGTTAAAGTCTTGATTCTCTAGTTTCTCATCTTGGGGTATTGCTTGTTTCTTTGTTGCCATTAGAATGCCTGACTATAATCTACAATCTCACAGTTACGACTAATCTCTTTTACAAAATACACACATCGTGGCTTATCACCGTCATCGATAGGTACACATAAGAATTGTCCGTTCTTTAATCTAGGAGCATACCATGTTACATCGTGATAGATATCTACTATCTCGATAGGTACAAATGATGGGCTGAAGCTAGTGAGTGGGTTAAACTCAAACGCATTAAATCCTCTGTCATTGATACTTGTAAGAGGTAATGTTTCTAAGTCACCATGCTCTTGTTCACCGATAAGTATTTGCCAATCAATCGGCATCTTAATAGTTTGATTACCTATCTTCAATACAAGTGCAGGACTATTAAATGATTCTAAAAAGATTAACGGGATATAATGATAGTCTACATTGCTTGGGTTACTGTTATCTAAGATAGCAAAACGCAGGTCATCAATCTCTTCGGGAAGTGTTTCTAAGTTATAGAATTCGTTGTCTAGGGTTAATATTCGCATAATAGTATTGTAACACTTTCTTATCTGTATGTCAACTTTTCTAAGTCAAACGGGTAATTGGCTTCTTTATAAAAAGCTTTACGTTGTGTCAAATGACGTTTGGCAAACTTACACGAACTAGTCACATCCCAGATTTGGACAAAATCTTTATCCTCAGCTTTTCTGATGCCCCTACCAATAGACTGGATAACTCGCACAAACGATTTACCAGGCTCAATGAGCACCAAATTAAAAATTCTAGGGATGTTAATACCAACCGCAGCCACACCATATGTAGCCACGATAATCTTGTTTGTGCTTGTTGCGATTTCATCATATTCTTCTTTCCTATCAGTCATATTAGTAGCACCACTAACGAATACACTATCGGGTAATCTACTAATCAATTCTTTACCTGCGTTAACTCTATCTACTAGAATCAATACATTGCCTGTTTCTTTAATCTTTAAAATCAACTCAGCAATAGCATCAAGTCTATGTGTATCTTCTAATAAGTGTTTCAACTCACTTTGGTAGTTAGTGAACTCTACTTCATCTTTTAGTTGTACAATGTTTACGTGACACCGTGCCAATACACCCTGATCTTGCAATTCACTTGCACTTAGTTTACTAATTACAGGACCTAAACTTACGAACAATGACTGTGCTTCGAACTTAGCTTTAGGAATAGTTCCAGTGAGTCCCCAACGAATCGGGACTTTAGAAAATACACTTGTAAGTAATGTTTTCAATGCGTCTGCTTTAGCCATATGTACTTCGTCAACCATTACACAAACTACACCTTCAATAAAGTCCATAATGTCTGCTTCACCTGCTTTTGTTTTCTTAAGCATGTTGTTAAGACTTTGCCAAGTACAGATGGTGTGTGTTTTATTGTATTCTTTACGATCACCAAAGTATACACCAACATCTAATCCTAGATTAATGTAATCTGCTTCTGTTTGTGTCACTAGGCTTTTGTTAGGAACGATAACAATACTACGACCATATTGTTCTACACTATAACTTAGTGCGGCTGTCATCAATGTTTTACCTGCACCTGTAGCAATCTCTTGTAGTGACTGCGGGTTCTTTAAGAAGTTGTTAACAATGTTAATTTGATAGTCACGTAGTTCTACAGGATGTCCTTCTTTGGGATGACCTTTAGGCCAATTCTTATGAGCAAACGTTGCCTCGGACACTTCAGCAAATTCGAATGTTGTAGTGTAATCTCTAGTATCCTCTAACTCAATATCATACCCTGTGTTATCCAATACAGGAATGATTTCAGGCAATAGGTTAATATAAGTCGAGCCACCTAGACTAAAATAACTTACCTTACCATTCCATCTACCAAGCCTAACTGCAGGAAGATATCTTGCTCCAGGGACTTCATACTCAAATAGCTTGACCAATGCTTTACGCTCTGATAACTCAAGTCCTTCTATCTTTACGTTAACTTCATCTTTAACGATTATCTTACATTGTTTCATTTAATTCCTAAATTAACGGGTTCTGAGTTTACACACTTTATAACTTTAAATAACTTTTTTGGAGAATCCATCATGCCATAAGTTCTATGATGAATCATAACAGGTTTATTATAATTTTGCAATAGGCTATGGTCTTTTATTAAAGAAATATTAAACTCATTCAAAATACTTTTATTAAAATTTTCGGATACAGATTTTTTAGTTGCCCTACCCGGCTCAATGATTCCATCACATCCTAACTCAACTAACCATTTGATAGCAGAAGGTAAATCTCTAACTTCACATTCAACCCGATAACTAATAGCAAGTGTTATTTTCATAGGATCTTCGGTATCAATAAAGTGTTCAATTACTGATTCGCTTATGTTAATTCCATATTGCACATAGTCCGCTACCATTTTTAAATCATTGGTTAGTGGTATATCTTTGATGTAATCATATAAAATTTCATTACAAGCGGCAACGTAGTAGTGTCCGTTATTGTAAATAAGTGTGGGCTCCCAATATTTAACAGCTTCGTATTCGCTAAGACTATTGATTATTTGTGTAGTGATAGGGCAATAATCAATCGTATTGAAATGATCTGCACTCATCATTATCAATGATTTTAAGTTAGTAACACCGTAATTCATTTCATACTGTCTTTTATCTCGGAACCATTCCATTGTATAGATCGGATCCTTCTTCAAAGCAGTTAAAAACCCTTTGTTAAATGGGCTTCTAAAAATTATCTTATTACCATTAATGGATATAGAAGCATTTGTATACTGAGGAGAACTTGCTATTGTATTACACTTCCATGTTAATAACAATAATTCATCAGCATCTAATTTATGTTGTGTAAACTGCCGCCGATAGTTTAATACAATTTTCCTAAATAATGAATGTTGATTACTAGTTATCGTATTGTTTTTCAATATCAATGTGGTTAGATTATTGACAAACTGTAGGTCATACCTGCTTAGTCTTAAATTGACAAGCATAAAAGTAGCAACATCTTCGAGGTTTTTAAAATCCATGTGATATTATAACACAAACAAATTTATAAACAATCATAATGGTAAAAGGAGCATTGCTCCTTTATCGAAGAGGACTTATTGACATTGCCTCTACGCACACTGCAGGGTTTATGCTTGCTTCATGCAAGTTGTTCTTGCAAGATTCTTCCAATTATTGGGGCTGATCTTAACCAAGTCAGCAATCTTCAAACACATACGCAAGGACACTTCACGTAGTTTAGTATGATTGTCCCACATGAAGTCAATCACCATTTGTGCTTGTTCTTCTGTGAAATCATAATCGCTAAACAAGCCACCATCAGCATCACGATGGACCTGTTTGATACGCAACATCTTGTCACGATCACCATCAATAGTCAGGTCCAAGAAGTGACAACGTGATTGTAGTGCTTCTAAGTGATCCTGCAATTTCTTAGACTTTAAGTTGCTAAATTTCAAGTTAGTAATAAAGATAGCACTACCATTGAAGTTGAAAGTATTAGGGATACCTTCTTCACGCAAGAGTCGTGAATCACTATTCCAGCAAATTCTACGTGTCTTACCTGAATCAAGTGCAGCCTTGAGAATGTTCAATGCCAAGTCATCAGTAAAAACTGAGTCGCAGTCATCGAAAATCAAAACGTTCTTTGAATCAGAATACTTGTATAACTGAGCATACAAACCCAATGCAGTCATCGCACCTTTAACAATGTTAAAGCGAACTTTCTTACCTGCAAGCTTGTCAAACATGCTTGCCTTTTCCATTTGTGTTTCAACACCATGTGACTTACCGACACCGGGCGGGCCTGAAACAATCATAGCACGAATGTCACCATTGATTGCCGCACGTGACATTTCATCAAGGACCTCGAAACGAGCCGCAATACGGTCCATTGCTTCTGTTTCAGTTTCTTTAGCTACTTCAGCTTTTGCAAATTTTACTGTATTTTCTGTCACAGTTTCTCCATTCAAAAATTCAATATCATTAATACTATCAACAAGGACCTTAACTTCAGGGATGTTGATTGCGAATTGACCGTCATTTTTAACAGTCACATAACCACCTTTAGCACCGGTCTGAAAACCTTTGACTAATGTAAACTCTGTATTGACTACAGATTGTTTACGATAAGAGCCAGAGAGAATGCGAATAGTAGACATTTGTTTCCTTTATTTCAGTGTCAATACAAGTATTGTATCACAGGGTCCATTTATTGTCAAATTTTATGCCTTAAACGGCCTTACGAAAATACTGATAGGGCAAGCCCAGTGTCCAAGCCAAGTACTCATTATCACCATTAGTGTCCTCAGCTTCGTGGATCCAGCGCATAGCAGTAGCACGGTCCTTAGCACCCAACTCAATCAGGGACTGAACCCGTTGCTCAAAAACAACAGTTGCAGTAGCTTCTGCCTCTTTGCGGGCAATATCCTCACGTTCAATGACCAAATTCAAGTAAGCGAATTCCTTGAGGAATGTTTCCACAGTCCAAGAACTTGTGTCAACACCACGTGGGCGGACACCATACGCATCTTTGTACATATCCCAGTACATAGATTGTGCTTGTTCCAACTCTGATAACTCATCCCAAGATTTGAATTCTACTGTCATTTTCAAGTCCTCTTTAGCAGTTTCAATACAAGTATTGTATCACAGGGTCCATTTATTGTCAAATTTAAGCGGCCAAGCGTTGTAGCGTTTTTGCAACATTATCTTGGACCAATTGCTCAAAACCTTCTTGGGTAACTGGGTAGCCCTGCTCTTTCAGCATCTTTTTAATGTGGGGTTGAATGAAACCCTTAGACTGTAAGATTGGGAGAGGACTCTCACCCTTTTCCAAACGGCTGAAGTATTCCTCAACAGTAAAGTTCTTTGTAAGGAATGTAAGGAAACTTGCTTTAGAACCCTTAGCATATTTGAAGCGGGCTACAAACTTGCTTGTACCATTGGGCATAGTGTAGTTAATGTACTCTGTACCAGAAAAACGATCTTTGCTAAACTTAGTCATATTTGCTCCTTTAGTTAACTGTCTATGTATGTATTGTACACCCAAATCCAATTATTGTCAACCTTGGCAACCGCTCATAAATATTGTCTATGAGCAAAATACGAGTAGCCTTTGATTATTGGGGTCCACATTATCCCCTAAGGAATAATCAAAATTTTAATAGACCATTTTCAGACTTAATTGTCGATGATATCAGTTGTGAGTTTTTTAATAAGATACCAAGATATGAATGTGTACCGTCATCCATTATAAAAGATGAAGATTTATTTATTTACCCTATTATAGTAGGATTACATCAATATGAATGGCCGTTTAATGCTGATATTGATATATTATCAACTACTTCAATGCCAATCCAATTAGCTAATAGCATACGTGGTAGAAATGGATTTATATTATTAGATTTAGGTCACGAGGCGGCAATGAAAGATCACTTATTAGATACTATACAT